TTCACCAGTAGATTTAATTCCTGTTCCTTCTATATCACCTGCTACTATTTCTTTGCCTTTATAACATACTTCATCTTGAGATAGTTCTAATGGTGTATGTCCATCACCTATCTTTAAACACTTTAAATGATTATCAATAGGACTATCATCAGCAAGGGAAACCAAGTTTTTTAGCTTCCCTTGAAAAACATTCTTTAATGCTTTTTTAATTGATGATATTGACATTACATAAACTTCTTTATTATTGGTTTTAACTTTTTAACAAGTTCATCATCTTTTTTTGATTTAGTTGTCTTAGCTATAATATCTAAAATCAAAAGCAATAATTTAACTCCACCTTTTTTAGCAATCCATTTGCCTAATAGTATCTGCAACATTACTTACCTGCTATCTTTTTAATAAACCCTCTTAATGAAGTCCATAGCATATCATCATAAGGTGTTGCTGANAATGCAACTGCTTTATCTAATACTAAAATTACTATTGTTATTATTTCCCAGTTGTTTGTTAATAATTCCATTAGTTTAGTTCTCCTTTATCTATTAGTTCTATGTTATTGATCCATGCTTCCACATATTTCAATCTTTCATCTAATTCTTTAAATTGTGATTCTTTAAACACAGGTGGGTGTGAATCTTTCTTTAGATGTGCTACCATAATTTCAAGCTGTTCTATATATCTACCTTGCTTGTTAATAGCCTTCCACATTATTTCTTTTTCTTTATCTAAAGTCATCTTGATGTATCCACCCTTTATCTATTAATATTATACCACCAAAAAAAACAATACTAAAACCTACTGCAAATAAAATTACTTTAATCATTACAATTGTCCCATTTCTTTAAATCTAACATTGGTAATGGTTTCTCAATTACATAATCTTTTAAAGTATCATTCTGTATTGCAACCTTGTTACCACCTTTTATATAAGGTTTACCTTCTGTACAACCAACCTCATATACAAATAATATTGTCTTCCATAAACCACATCTTACTACTCTTGCTGGTCTTGATTCACCATTTATATTTATAATAATAACATCATCAGTATTTAAATCATCACCTAAAAATACTTTAAGTCCACTTATTGCAGATTCTAAGGTAGTTCTTGCTATTAAAAAGACAAATCCAGTTATAATAAGCCAACTGTATTCTCCTAACAAGTTCTCTATAATCTTTGTGTCCATATACTCCTATCATACTATTACTTTAAATATTGTTTCACCTTTGTTAATCTTGTTTAAACTCTTTGCATTGTATGCTTCTAATGATTCATCTATATCATACATATCATCATCATAGTTTTGCAAATCTATTTTTATACCATCTCTATTGCCATTTTTATAAAAGACATAGCAGTTCTGTGATGCTCTGCCTGATAATCCTAAACCTTTTTCACTATAATCATTACTTCCTACCATACTACTACTTCTACTAAAATTATCTCCTACTCTTGCACTATGAACATGTCCAAATATAACATAGTGTATTTTAGTTCCTCTTGCACTATATCTGCCCATAATCTGTGTTACACTTGTATCTAATCCTTTTTTAATTGAACCATTACCATGTAATAACAATAAATTTTGTCCTGCAACCTCTACTACCATCTCAGTAGGATCACCTTGTATAAAGTTTACTTTACTATCTCTAAATAAATATTCTAATGTCTTAAATATAGTAAAATCATAATTATCAGATGCTAACATTTTACTCCAGCCCCAGTCTTTCTTAACTCTTGATTCATTGCCTGTAACTGCTGCAACTGATACATTAAAGTGTTTGTTTAACTCTAAAATAATCTGTTGAAATATATCTACTGCTAAGAATGTAGCCTTTGCTCTATTAGTAGCCATAGATAATAATTCATCTAATCTTCTATCACTATTTAACAAATCACCTGTCATTGCTATAAGTATATTGCTTACATCTTGTGATTTAAAGAAAGATATTGCCCTTTTAACAAAGTATTTACATCTTTTAGATGCAACCTTAAAGTCATACTTATTATGCTCTAAATCAACCAATTCATTAAAATGCAAATCACTAAACTGAATAACACCACAAGACTTATTCTTTTGTTTATGTGATTTAGTTAGCTTACTTAGTTTATAGTTGTCAAAAATCTCTGCTAATTTGTTATTGTATTTAGATATTGCATTTTCTATTCTTGCATATTCTCTAAATGACTTTCTTTCAATTCTATTTAAATCTTGTATGGATTGTTTTTGTTTGGCTAACTTAACATTTGCCCTTAGTATATCTGCATCATCAGGTGATAATGGATATATTGTTTTGTGATTACACTTTTTGCATTTATATCTTTGTCTACCTCTGTGCCAACCTTCTTTACCCAGTTGTAAACTAAAGCAATTAGGACAAACAAGTTCCATATATTTATTCCTTTATAAAATACCCTAAAACACTTGCAACTACAAATGTGATTCCTGATCCTATACCTACAATTCTTGATATGTTAGATTCTGCTTTATTTAATCTACCATTTACTTTTTCTAAATGTTTATAATTTGCATCAACTTTTTCTTTAATGTATTTAAGATGTGTAAGAACCACCTCTGTGTCTTTTTTATTCATAGACTTCTTATAACCTCACTTAGTTCTTTTGCTCTTCTTGGTGTTTGTTTTGCCCATAAAGAATCAAGCATTTCTACTGATGCTTCTTCATATTGTTCTGTTTCTAATAAATATATTGTCTTTTTAAATTTACTAAAGCCTGATAATCCAAGCTGGTAACACATATTAATAACTACTTCTTTAGCTTCTTGTGGTGCAGTATGATACCATTCAAACTTCTTACTAATCTTAGATTCTAACTCTGCAATCTTTTGTATTAGTATTTGTTCTGCTATATCTTCAGTTATTTCTAAGTCCTTAACTGCAAAGCCATATCCTATTGTATCATAACCTTCTGTGCATTGATATACACTTGATCTAAATCCTTCATGCTTCTTAATTTGGTTTAATAAACTCATTCTTCTGAAGAAGTCCAAGCACTCTTAGCAAGCTCTGTTAATATCTCACTATGATTATAAGTAGTTAATCCATCAAAACAACTTGGAGTATCACCTTCAAACTTTAATATAGCCTTGCTTCCATCTAATGTTTTTCTTAATGTATTTATAGATGATTGTATTGAATTATCTATCATTTCATCTGTTATATCAGATACATTTACTATAACCCATTTTCTGTTAGAATAATTCATTATGGTGTATCTCCTTCAAAGTTATTTCCAAGATTTACCATTATACCTGCATTATCACCTATTTGTTTAATAGACAAAGCATCTATATAAAAATCTACATTATTACTCCCACCATTTTCTCTTAATGTAAAAAATGTTGTTGAAGCAGATGCAGTAAATGCTAATTTATAATCAAACATATCTGTTGTTGGATTTAAGACATAACTTGCCAAATCAAAGTGGTCACTTCCATTTTGTGCATTACCACATTTTACTCTTAAATTTGCATTAGATGTATGATGGTTTGTTATTTTAATGGAAACATTAATTAAATATGTTTTTCCACTTGTTGTGCTAAATGAATAGTAAACTCTATCATTATTGTCATTACAAGTTGCATGAAGTGTATATGTTCCACTTACAGCATTATCTGTTGATGCTTCATAAACAGAACATTGATTATTACTTAAACCATCACCATTTATCCAACCACCTGCTGTTCCATTTGATTCATTACTAATACTTGTTGCATTAGCAGTTGAATTTAAATCTGTTCCTAAAGTATTATTAACTACATTTGAAACAAGACCATTTCCTGAACCTGAAAAGAAATCTACATTACCATCTCCCATTCTATACCAAGCCTGTAAATTGCCTGATGCTACACCTTCTTTGTGATTGTAAGGTTCTCTACCATTGTATATGGTTTTAACTTGATTAATAGTTAATCCAACATTGTAATGAACTACTTCTGATATATTGCAATTCATAAATAAACCTGCTCCACCATTATCTCTTGCACCTATAAAATACCCTGAATCAGGGTCAGTTGCACTTGATTGAGCATAAGACATAGTGCCTTGAGCCACTCCATTTATATAAACAGTAGCAGTTCCATCTATTGCAGTTAGACAATAATGAATCCATTGTCCTGCAACAAGAGCAGGAGAAGGAGTTATTAAACTGCTTTCATTATGTGCATTTGCTACACCTATAAATATATTTGCATCTTTAAACCCATGATACCATCTTTTAGAATTATGAATACCCATAGTCTGTTGTCCACTAAAATCATTCATTTTAACCCAAAATGCTATTGTTGCATTAGTGCTTATGTAATCAGAAACAAAAGAAGTTTCTACATAATCATTAGAGCCATCAAATGCTAAAGACTTTTCATCTCTGAATACATCACCACCTTTTGTTGCTATGCTCTTAGCAAACATTAATCTTTTACCACACCAAATTTGAAGATAATATCTTCACCTGAACCAATAACAATATCACCACCACTTGAATTTACTACACCAAAATATAAATGTTTTGAACTTGATGATGGACTACAAACTAAACCT